GCAATAAGCCGCACCTGGATTGAACAGATGGCTGCCAATTTCAATCCCGAGAAATACGGGGCGCGGATTTGGCTTGAGCACATGCGCAGCATGATGGCAGATGGCGCGTTCAAGGCTTTCGGCGATCTGGTTAGCCTGGAAACCCGCGAAAACGCGGAAGGCAAGCTGGAGCTGTTCGCAGAAGTCGACCCCACTGATGATCTGGTGAAAATGTCGAAAGACCGCCAGAAGATTTACACGTCCATCGAAGTGGATCCTGATTTTGCAGGCACCGGCGAAGCGTACATGGTCGGCCTGGCCGTGACGGATTCCCCCTCATCCCTGGGCACCGAAATGCTCCAGTTCAGCAGCACGGCAACAGACAGCCCACTGGCCAATCGTAAGCAACGCCCGGAAAACCTGTTTTCTGCAGCGCTGGAAGCGGAGTTGGGTTTTGCAGAAAAGCCCCCGGCCGCTGACACCGACACCCTGTTTACCAAGGTGAAGGCACTGTTTTCAAAGCATCGCGACGCGAGCGCGGCGAAATTCAGTGACTTCCGTGCGGATCTGGAAAAAACACTCGAGCTGTTTGTCACCGATGCCCAGCAACTTCGCGCGTCAATTGATGAAATGAACAGTGAGTACAGCCAGATGAAAACTGCGCTGGACTCACTTAAAGCGGAATTCACCGCGCTGAAAACCGATCTTGAAACCAGCCCCTACAACCAAAGCAGACGCGACCCTGCCACCGGTGGCCACGAAGAAATTCTGACCGACTGCTGATTCTGACCGACTGCTGAAGGAAAACGAAATGCGTAATGAAACACGGGTACTTTTTAACAAGCTGCGCTCTCAGATCGCGACACTGAATGGCGCAGAAAACCCAGCTGAGCAGTTCAACGTAACGCCGTCTGTACAGCAAACCCTGGAAAGACGAATTCAGGAATCCAGTGCTTTGCTCCAGGCCATCAACATGATTGGCGTTGATGAAATCAAGGGCGCGAAAATTGGCCTTGGCGTTGGTAGTATTGCCGGCCGCACCAACGTGTCCAGCAAAGACCGTGCGCCGCGGGATGTTAGCGATTTGGGTAGTAACGGCTACGAGTGCCTGCTGACCGAGTTCGACACCGCGCTGCCATACGCCAAAATTGATGCTTGGGCGAAGTTCCCGAATTTCCAGGCTCTTGTTCGCGATGCGATTTTGCGCCAGCAAGCGCTCGACCGAATCATGATCGGTTTTAACGGCACATCGGCGGCTGTGGAAACTGACCGCGCGACAAACCAGTTGCTGCAGGACGTCAACATCGGCTGGTTGCAGCACTACCGCGCCAGTGCACCCGAGCGCGTGATGTCCGAAGTGGTAGCCGAGTCCGGCGAGGTGAATGTTGGCTCCACTGGCGACTACAAGAACTTAGACGCCCTTGTTTACGATGCCCTGCACAGCATGGTTGAAACCTGGCACCAAGGAAATCCGGACCTGGTTGTCATGGTGGGCAGCGCACTGCTGCAAGACAAGTATTTTCCGCTGATCAACGACAATCAGACCCCGTCTGAAAAATCAGCCACGGACCTTATCGTCTCGCAGAAGCGAATGGGCGGCCTTCCTGCCGTCTCAGCACCGTTCTTCCCAGAAGGCGCGCTGATGATCACAACGCTGGAAAACCTGTCGATTTACTACCAGTCCGGCGCCCGTCGCCGTCACGTGATCGACAACCCAAAGCGTAACCGCATCGAGAACTACGAGTCTTCAAACGAAGCCTATGTGGTTGAAGATTTCGGCGCCGGCTGCGTGGTTGAAAACATCACCATCGTTTGATCGAGGTTGATATGACAAGCCCAGCAAGAAAACATTTCTTGCGAGTACGCGCCGCCGTGGAGGCGGCGCAGTCTTCGCCAGAGCGCCCGCAAGGCGAGTCCCACGAATTGCACCGGATTGCAATAATTGAAGACTCGCGACGGCTGCACGACATTCAAAGCATCGAACGCAAGATCGACGCGAAGCGCGAAATGCTGCCGAAGTACGACAGCTATGTGCAGGGTGTACTCGAAGCCGGTACCGGCCAGCAAGACGATGTCCTGGTAACCCTGATGGTTTGGTATCTGGATATTGGTGACGTCAAAACCGGACTGGATATCGCGGAATACGCGATAGAGCACGGTATGCAAACCCCGGACAAGTACGCACGTACTACCGCAACACTGGCAGCTGAAGAAGTTGCCGTGTTCAGCTTGTTGGCCATAGCCAATGAAACCGTTGAGGAAGACCTGCCGGTGCAGCTACGTAGGGCCGTTGATCTGTTTGCCGATGCGGACATGCAAGACCAGGTGAAAGCCAAACTGTTCAAAGCCTACGGCTATCTGCTGCGCGACCAAGGGAATGACGAGCAAGCGCTGTCTGCCCTGAACCGCGCTCTGGATTTGAATGAACGGGTGGGTGTGAAGAAAGACATTGAGCGCCTGGAGCGAAATCTGAAAGATTCCGGCGAATAGCCGTTACCGAGTCGGCCCCCGACGCCAAGGCGGCACGGGGCCATGATTTGCGGCTTTGCCTGCAACTCTTCGGCCCCGTCCACCGCCTTCATAGGAGCAAGCATGAGCCTGATCGCCGCCGGCGGGCCTACCGAACCCGCAATCATCACGAATGCCCCGTTTTTTCCCGATATTGCCGTCGAATCATTCCGCGATGCAACACGCGTGGATGGCACGGTGACCAATGAGCGATGCCAGCACGCACTGGAGGCTGCGATCTCTGACGCCAACGATCAGTTGAGCAACTGGGTGCAGGAACAGGTTGCCAGTGGCGTTACCGACATCACTGGAATGCCCATTCAGCCCTGGCAGCGTGCGGGCTATCACCAGCAACTCTATCTGCGTGCCGTTTATAGCCTGGCAAAAGCGGACCTGATCGAGCGGTATCGCGATTACGACACCACCGGCAAAGGTCATCAGAAAGCCGGTGCACTGGCACCCGCAGACGATGATTACCGGCGTAATGCTGCCTGGGCGCTGTCGGATGTTCGCGGCGCCCGGCGCACAACTGTGGAGCTGATCTGATGGTTGACGTAAGAGCCATTCAGGGCGACACGGTAGACCGCATCTGCTTTCGCCATTACGGCTACACAGCTGCCGTTACAGAAGCCGTGCTGGAAGCCAACCCTGGCCTGGCAGAGCAGGGCCCGATAATTGCCATGGGTACCCGCATTCGATTGCCAGAGGTTCCGGCTCAGCCGGCACGGCAAACTGTGCAGCTTTGGAACTAAGCGGGGATTTATGAGCAATGACTCCAATGAAAAACTGTTGCACGACATGGTAGCCCAGGACTGGGCTGCTCGGCTCCGCGATCTTGAACAACTGCAACCCAGAGTTCACGCACTTGAGCACGCTGTTACGGGCATCCGCAGCGAAGTACGAGAAGCTCGAATCGAACAACAAGAAGAGCAGCGCGAAACCCGGCAGGCCTTGGAATCATTTCGTAAGCGCATGGACAGCGATTATCGCGCGACTGTGGTCGCAATGACGGAGATAGCAGGCGCAACAACTGGAGCAATCACATCATTGGTGAAGAGTGTGGGCGAGCTCACCAGAAAAGTGGCATTCGCCACTGGCGCATTATACGCCCTAATGGGCATTGGCGGTCTTGTGATGGCCTATCGAACTGAATTACTGAAAGTGCTCATATCCGTACTTGGAGGCAGCTAATGAAGAGCAGATCGAAGATTAAGTACCTGGTCGTGCATATCAGCGACAGCCCGGCAGATCGCGGCGATACCGCAGCAGACATCCACCGGTGGCATAAGCAGCGCGGCTGGTCAGGTATTGGCTATAACGCCGTGATAACCGGCGATGCGCAACTGCAGCAAGGCCGGCCAGATTACTGGCAAGGCGCGCATGTGCGCGATTTTGACGAAAACGGCGAAGGCGACAATAGCGACAGTCTGGGCATTTGCATTATTACCAACAAAGCGCCTGATGCCGACCAGCTTCTAGTTCTGGAAGGCTGGCTGATCGCAAAGCTGGGGGAGTACCCTGATGCTGAAGTTGTTGGCCACCGTGACCTGGATTCCCGCAAAACCTGCCCTAACTTCGACGTTCGCCCCTGGTGGGCCACCAAATCCCAACACAGAATTGACTGAGGCAGCGCCCATGACCCCTGAGCAGTTAGACGCCTGGCGCGCGGTACCCAGGACACTGGTAACCATGTACGCCATCATGTTCTGGCAAATCTGCCAATGGTTTATGGCGCTGCCAGACCCAACTGCCGCGCAGTCGGCTTTCGTTAGCACGGTCGTCGGCGCATCTGCCGGCTGGTTTGGTCTTTATGTGCACAGCGAGAGGCAGCGCGAATGATCTACGCAAAAATACTGGGCCCCCTGGCGCTTATGGTCGCGATCGCTTTTTCAGGCTGGCAGGCCCGCGGCTGGTTTGAAGACAGCCAGGCCCTGACGGCTGAGCGCGTGGCGCGCCAAGTGATTGAAGCCGAAATGAGCCGGGAATCCGAAGTGGCCCGGGTAGTGGAACACCAGCTGGCCCGCCTTGAGCCCAGTGAAAGGGTTATCGATAGGGGAATTATTCGTGAAATTCAAAAACCCATTTATCAGCGCGTGTGTCTTGAGCCTGAGTTTGTCCGCCTGCTCAATAATGCCGCAACAGGACAGGCCGCAATCTTACCAGCAGAACCTGCTGACCAAGTGCCCGCAGCAGCTGCCGCAGCTGACTGACGGCAAGGGCGGCACGGTCGGCGCCACAATGAACGAGTGGGCCAAAATCTATCACCGTTGCAAAATTCGACATAACGGGCTGGTTGAAGCCATCAATTTACAACTCCGGAGCCAGCCATGAAAAAGCTTGAAGACTTGCGCGGCCACTTACTGGCTAACGTTCCCGGCCTGAAGCGCA